AAGACCTTGAACCCTACCTTGAAGGTCTTCAAGGTACCTTGAACCCTACTTTCAACCCTACCTTGAACCCTACCTTTGGAAACCTTCAAAGGTACCTTGAACCCTACCTTGAACCTTGGTTTTAACCACCGCCAAGGTATGGTCAAGACCCCCTTGGTACCCCCTCTGGAAGTTGAAAATGCCCTAGATTTGAACCCTTCAAAGAGGTCTTGACTATACCTTCCTGGTGGTTGCACCTATGGTTACTATTTTATTAGAAGTTATACGTTTCATAACCCGAAATACTGTCAAAATTGTTCAATGATTTATAGCGAACTAGCCTCTTGACTATACCTTGCCGACGGTTAGTGGCATACCTTCATAGGGTTGGAAGTCAAGGGGAAGCTGACCCCCAATTTCGACCCTCAAGAGGGCAGCTCTCCTGAGTAACCGCCCGAAAACAAGGAATCAAGGGCCTTTTTAAGGCCCAAAACGCACGTAACCATCAAGTGCAGGGAGTCAAGCGGCGGGGGTATTCTTGCGCTTTTCTGCTGAGGTACTACTGGTGTTCTTGCTTTTAGGCTGTTTTTACAGTATTTCTATCTTTTCAACCCTGTTTTTGCCTGTTTTTGCGTTTTTTCCGGGGGTATTCCTCAGATCCTTCAGATCCTTTCAGAATTCCTTCGGAATTCTTCAGGATCTTCAGGATCTTCGTCATACTAGTCACCCCTTAGGATCTTTTTCTATGTACAGGAACTACTTGGGATCGGGATCATCCTACAGAGTTTGATCCAATCTCATAAGTCTATTTACCAAGATTTATCCGAATGGTCCGTACGACTTACCTTATACGGCTCGAAGAGCAGTTCAAATTCCGGTTCCAGAGGGGGGAATACGGATTCCGCAGTATTGGCAGGGCTCGGCAGGGGTTCGCAGGATTTAGAAATCCAACAGATCTTGTAGTACATTGCGTGAGGGGTACTACTCTTGAATCGAGGAACTGCATGGTGGAGAGAGAACACACGTACGACACCCCAGTCGAGGGGCCGAGCGCTTTCAAGATGGTCTGGAAAGAGCTAGACAAGAAGGCCTCGAAAGAGGTCGTGGAGACAAAAATGGAAGCTCTGGGAGCGGACATCGAACGAGTCGAGATCGAGACCAGGAAGCCTCACGCCTGCGCACAGGACTCGCGCTTCTCGGGCATCGAGGGTCTCGCCAAGGAGGCTCAGCGCGAGGCGCAGGACACCCAGAAGACCGTGGTAGAGGTCCAGAGCAACGTGAAGGAGGTGCAGAAGAGCATCTCCGACATGTACAAGTGGTACGCCCGGGGGCTCGGAGCGCTCATCCTCGTGCTGCTCACCTCGGGGGTCGCCTTCGTCTGGTACCTGTCGGGTCTGTCGTACAACCTCGAAGCCAACAACGTTCGCCTGGAAAAAATAGAATTAAAAACAGACCAGGCAAAACAGCCCCCGCTGCTCGACGCAGCGGCCTTGGAGCCACTGTTACAGCGGGTCGCAGACGTTGCGGCCCGCAAGGCGCAACCTCCGGCTCCCAGCCCCCAGCCGTAGTTTTTGCTCGTTTTTGCCCAACCATCGCGAGTGAATCTCGTAATTTAAGATTGAGGGCTTTTTTCGCCCAAAGGGAGGACCCGTGGAACTGACGTCTCTCCAGCCTCGCTGCAAGATCTGCATCCTGATGCGGCTGGACCCCGATCTGTGGAAGGAGCTGCACCGCAAGGTCATCATCGAGCGCATCAGCCGGGCGCGGGCGCTGACGTGGCTCAACCAGCGGGCGGAGATCCTGAACATCACCCGGGAGGAGAACAACTGGGAGCTGCTGCCCACGTTCTCCACCAACGGCATCGTCAAGCACTTCAAGATGCACATCACGGACTTCACCCAGGTCGAGGCGTACATCGCGGCGCAGAACATGTTCTCCCCCGAGGCCAGGGCGAACCCCGCGAAGATGGCGCTCCAGGCCTCGGCGGCGTCGGAGATGGACGACTACCTCCGGCTGGAGTCCCTGATCTCCGCCTCGGTGGTGCAGCTCGAAAGCTACGAGAAGACCCTGTCCGCGGCGGCCAGGAAGAACCAGGGTGACGGCAAGGTCCCGCCCATCGTGAACCTGGAGGAGGTGAAGATTTTCCAGAAGCTGATCCGGGAGCAGATGGCGATGAAGAAGGAGTTGGCGGTCCTTCAGGCTAAGCAGGCGGTCGCCGGCACTGCCCTCCGGGACGCTCTGGAGCGGGTCGTTGAAGTTGTTATGAACGCAATTCAGGATTCCATGGTAGAATTGCGGTCGAACCTGCACCAGCAGTACGCGAACCCGGAGTGGGGCGAGAAGCTGGCGAGGATGGTGGCCTACAAGATCGGGGAGCCCTTGAAGGCGTCGATTCCCTCGATTTTGGACGAGGTCTACAAGAAGTACAAAATCAGGTGATGCAGGCATGAACCCAGTCACAAAGACCTTCACCCATGACCACGTCGTCCGTGACCCTGCGGGGAAACCGGTCGGCCGTGCGATCCTCCTCAACGACCGAACCTACGTCGAAGGGGCTCCCGTCCCGGTGGCGGTTCTTCTGGTTCCCGTGACCGCGACGAGGAACATCCGGAGCTTCGTGTTCTACATCGACGGCATCGCGTACAGGATCCCGCAGGACACGCCCCAAGGCCGAATCCTGCTCTCAGAGGGGATGCACAAGGTCAACCACGTTGTGCTCCAGCAGGTGAACCAATGACCGAAGGCACTGGATTTCTCGATTCCCTGTCCAGGAGAATCGACACCGCGCTGGAGTCGAGGACGTCGAGCGGCTTGACCGGTCCCGAGGTCGAGTACCTCCGCCGGCCGGCTCCGAACATCTGCGAGTGGGTGACTGGGCTCGACTACTGGAACGTGCCCACGACGTTCGACCACACCCGCCAGTACCAGATCATGCGCGACCTGTTCGGGGTGCGCTGTCCGATCTGCAACTCGATGAAGCCCGAGGCGGTCGACTGCTGGGGCAAGAGCAGGATGTACCTGGAGTCCGAGGTGCTGCTCTGCTGGGTCGAGAGCGAGACGGACTTCGTGTGCCCGCGGTGCGGCAGCACGCAGCGCGAGCTGCTCCACGACGGCATCCTCCAGGCCTACAACGAGACGATCATCCTGGCCGGCATGCGCTCGGGGAAATCGTACCTGGGCGCTCACATCGGAGGGTACTTCGAGAACTTCATATCGAGCCGGGCGATGTTCGGCCAGGGTCACCTCCAGAGGATGCTGAAGCAGGAGAAGAGCGAGTGGTTCGAGGTCACCTTCTCCGCGTCGACCGCGACCCAGGCGCAGCAGACCATCTACGCCAAGTACCGCGAGATGCGGAAGAACTCTCCGTGGATTCAGCGCTACTCCTCGTGGGTCCAGGCCTTCGAGTCTCAGCAACCCTCGGAAGTCGACCGCTGGATGTACAACACCAACGCCGACGCCATCCTGGATGGCTGGGCGCGCGTGCGCTACAACCGCATCGCCAGCGACTCGGCCGGTGTCGCCGGCAAGACGCGCATCATGGCGTCCATCGACGAGTGGGCTCGTCTCGCGGACACTGAGGGCAGCCGTTCCGCGAAGGAGCTGTACCGCGTGCTGAACCAGTCCCTCGCCACGGTCCGCGCCGCGGTGATGCAGAACGAGCTTCCGTCTTTCCTGGGGATGATGCTGAACGTGACCTCGCCGATCTCGCAGGACGACCCGGCGATGGAGCACTACAACAAGGCGGCCGAGGGGATCCTGCCGAGGACGTACTACTGGAAGGGCGCGACCTGGGACTTCAACCCGCAGATGCCGCGGCACGTCTTCGACGACGACTACGTGAAGGACGCCATGGGCGCGGAGCGTGACTTCGGGGCGAACCCGCCGAACGCCGAGAGCCCCTACGTGGACGACCCGAAGCGTTTCTGGAAGAGCATCGACTTCGACCGCGACCCCATCGCCCGCTTCCGGCCCTCGTTCTTCGAGGACACGACGGGCAAGAAGTACATCGGCATGGAGGTCGAGGAGTGCAAGCTGAACCACGTCAACCCCTACTACCTGTTCGGTGACGCCGGGCTCAACTGGGACTCGTTCGGGCTCGTCATGGCGCACTCCGAGTGGCTCAACGTGGACGACTTCGAGTCCGACGAGACTGGCCCCGACGGAGAGCCCCTCATTCGCCAGAGGGCTCCTGTGGGCCGCGGCAGGATGGAGCCTGTCGACGAGTACGGGGTCGTCTTCTCCGAGGACCTGGGGACGTTCCTCGGCGCGAACATGCCGGTCGGTGCCGACGGCGACATGATCATGGAGGCTCAGAAGAACCGCCGCCGCATGGCGAACTACTTCACCGCCTCGAACAAGGCCGGCGCTCGTCCGTTCGATCACATGAACGAGATGCTGTGCACGGTGATCGACTTCTCCGTGCGCATCGTTCCGACCCGGGAGCGGGACATCTGGTTCAACTCGGTCGTGAACATCATCGCCGAGGTCCAGAAGAAGGTCCGGATCGCCGGGGTGGCGTTCGACCACTGGAACGCGGAGTCCACGATCCAGCAGCTCCGGACGATGGGCATCATCACGACGAAGGTCCAGCTCGGGCCGGTCCACTTCATGAACTTCCTGCGGATGACCTACAACGGCCGGGTGAAGCTCCTTCCGCCACATGCGGAGGACACCGTGGGCATCACGGACACGGGGGCCCTCGTGATCGCGACCCCGCAGGAGCAGATGCAAGGGCAGTCCGTCGCGCTGGTCGAGCTGCTCAAGCTCACGAGGTCTCCGGACCTGAAGAAGTTCTTCAACCCGAAGAAGGGGACTGTCCGTGGTCGGGACTCGGACGATCTCGCGCGCTGCTACGTCGGGGTCCACCACCTCATCCAGGACTCGATTGTGGACTCTCAGGCGAACATGAAGCGCAAGATGAACATCCGGAAGCGGATCGCCGCCACCGATACGACAGCCATCGGGACGGTCGCTACCGGGAGGGGGAACTGGTAGATGCCGAAGAGGAAGCCGGTCGAGGTCATCAAGGTCGACGCTGCCTCTCGCGAGGTTAAAACCGCGACACCTCCGCCGTGCTACAATTCGCGCTGCTCGTACTGCCGCCCTGAGGTTTGCGGCGAGTGGTTCACCACCTGCAAGGAGCTTCCTGATGGCGATCACCCTCGATGAAGCGATAGAGTCCGCCAAGCTGTCCGCCGGCAAGGAGCGAATCCTTCGGCAGCAGCACTACTCGGACCTCCTCAACCAGCTTCCCGAGGAGGAGCGGTTCACCTTCACGATGGCGCTCGCCGAGCTGGACATCGGCCCCCGGACCGGCAACGTCGCGGCCTCCGCCGCGGTAGCCGAGTTCCTGCGCTCCGGGGCTGTGCGGGACATCCTGCGCCAGAACACGGGGCTGGATGATCGGGCCATCGAGAACCGGCTCGTGAAGGCCGCGATGCACCGGGACGCGCAGTGGTGGCAGAACCTGAAGGACCGGTTCAAGAACTGGTGGAGCCAAGGTCCCGAGGACGAGTACCAAGAGGAGTTCGGTGAGCCGTTCCCCGAGAGGGAACCAGGTACTGAAGACATGTACAGCATGGAACCGAAGGAAGTCATTGAGCCGATGGCCGAGCCCGCGCCGCCGGGGTACGGTCCTGGACCTGAGCCGAACATCCCGCCGCCTCCGGAGGAGATGCCGGGCCCGCCGGTTGAGCCCGTGGGGATCCCCGTGACCGAGGAGCCCCCACCGCCTCCTCCGGGCTTCGAAGACAAGCGGGACATGCCGGAGATGATCCCCGTCAAGTCGAGCAACCTGGAGGCTGTGGGGTACATTCCAGAGGAGGAGCTGCTCTACATCATCTTCGCGGAGAAGCGCTCGACCCCGCGGACCCTCTACAGGTACAGCAACGTCTCCCAGTCGGAGTTCGATGACCTGCTCACCGCCGACTCCCAGGGAAAATACTTCCATCAATACATTCGGAACACGAAACCGTACACAGGTCCCATCGATCCGGGCGCGTACGGCCTTTAAAAATCCAAGACCGTCCTTGGTATACTGAGGCCTTCAGGAGGTCCTATGCGCAAAGGTCTTGGTTTGTCGGAACAGGCGATTCGCAGGATCGGAAGAGTGGTTCTTGCGCAAGACTACGCCACGGATCCTGCCTCTGGTGACTTCATCATGCCCGAGGGTCCTTCGGGCGTTCCCACGGCGGACACGGAAGGTCGGTTGAAGGCTCTGGAGGATGGGCTGGGCAACCTGCAAGCCCAGATGCAGGAGCTTCAGATCCTGGGAACGGGCATCGCCGATCTGCAAGCTCAAGTGCAGGAGCTTCAGCAGTCCGGAGGGGCCGCTCCCGGGGCTGGCGCTGGTGGGCAACCTGCCGCGCCAGCACCTCGCAAGAAGAGGCAGCCGAAACAGCCGCAGCAGCCGCAGCAACAGGCCTGGCAGCCGACTTCTTGGTGGGATCACTTCAAGCAGGTCGTGATGCCCGACCAGATTCCCGGTGCTCAGCAGCCCGAGCAGTACCAGGAAAGCAACCCTGCGACCCAGTACGTCGGTTCGAAGAGACCACGTTAGCTCCTCCAGGTACCCTTTCAATTTAAAAATCCCTACGGGTGTCCGGGTTATACTCCTCGTGCTGAAGGCAACGAGGTATTTTCATGGCGTTTTGGCCCTTTCCCAGTGGATACCCTGTGGTTCTCGATAACTTCCTCGTCTCACAAATCGACGGGGTGGACATCGTATGGGCCAACCACCCGAACTCCTTGGCCTCCGCGGTGATGGCCCTCCAAGCCAAGCTGAACACGGACAACGCCCTGGTTCAGAGCACGGGCGGGCTGGCGTTCGATCCGGTCGGTCACGTTGCGAACCCAGCCCCTCCCGGGGTCCCCTCCTTGTGGATCGACACGACGACAGCTCCGAGCTACGCCATCATCTACACGGACGAGCTGGGGAACGACTACGACCTGAGGTACGCGGCCTCTGCCGGGTTCATCGGGTACGGGTTTGCTTGCCCCTTGGGCGTTGTGGCCGGCCAGCTCGCCTACATCGACGCAGCGAACTCGGTAGCCTTGGCGGGGGCGACCCCCGGGAACAAGGCGGACGGTCTGGTGATCAGCGTCTACGGGGGCGGTCTCGTGTGCGACGTCGCCTACAGGGCTGAGGTCTCCGGGTTCGGTGGCCTGGTGCCTGGCGCGGACTACTACCTCGGGGACGGAGGGGCCTTCGTCACGGAGCTTCTCATCCCCGGGACAGCGACTGTGAAGCAGATGATAGGTACCGCCCGCAGTGCGGCGACCTTGGTGATGAACCCGACCCTGCCGACAAGGGTCTAGCAGGAGGAGAGCATGGCGATCAAGAAGTACAGGATTTCACTGGCGGGCGTCCCGGCACAGCTCATCAGCCAGTTCGAGGGCGACTCGGTCATCAAGCTGCGCATTCCGACGCAGTTCGGGCACCGGGAGGTCATGCTCCGCGAGGGCGAGATCATCCGGACCGAGGACGATTTCGTGAAGACCGCCCTGGAGGGCTACCGGCCTCCGAAGATCCCGAAGATCACGAGGCAGTCCAAGGGTGATCTGGAGGCAACGGTCAAGACGTACAACCACGAAGACTACGCGGACTTCAACCCGTTCGCGGTCGTCGCAAACAACCTGACCCATCACATTGAACTGTGACGGGCAGAAACGATTCGAAAGGGAGGTAGATCATGGTTTTGGCACTCGTAAGACCCTCAGGCATAGTTCGAAACTTTGTCGAGGCCACCGACGTTCTGAACGTCAAGGACATGGACACCACGGGTGGTACCGCGATGTCCATCGGCGGGGTGAACGCCCTCACGATCACCATCGGCCGCACGGGGCAGACGGTCGAGTTCCCGGGCACCGTGCACCTGCTCGACAGCAGCGTCCTCACGGGCGACGGTGACGTCACCCTGGGCGACGGCGACGGCGACGTCATCACCTTCGGTGGTGCCTTCGTCACGGCGGTCGACACCGTGAACCTCGGTACCGCCAACGTCGGCGGCGACACGATTGTCAACCTTCGGGTCGACATGGCGGTCGCGGACACGAAGGACCTCCGGTTCAGCCGTGTCACCGGTACGGGCGTCATGGTCCTGCCGAGCACTTCGGTCGGTGAGGCGGGCGCGATCCGGACCACCGCGGGCGGTGCGTTCGAGTGGTGGAACGGTGCTGCGTGGGTCGCCGCGGGAGCCGCGGCCGGCAACACCTTGCAGCAGTCGTACGATGCGGGTACTCCGGCAACCGCGGGTATCATCACCCTGACTGCGGATGGTCCCTTCCTCATCAACATGGACAGCGCCACGGCGGGTACTTCCGTCACGTTCGCTTCGAGCAACGGTGGTGCCGACTGGCTGGCCCTGACTTCGACGGGCGCGAACGCGATGACCCTCGAAGCCCGCGTCACGTCGTTCACGGCTTCGGCGTCCACCACGATGGCCCTCGATGCGGCGAGTACGATGTCCATCAACTCGTCGGGCGCGGCAATCGGTGTTGGTGATGCTGCGAACAACTTCGCGATCAACATCGGTACGCTCGGAGTTCGCACGATCACGCTCGGTACCGTAGCCCTGACTTCCACCGAGATCGAACTCAACGCGATCCTGCTGGACCTCAACGCGGGGGCCAACGGCTTCCATCTCGATGCGGCCGGCAACTCGAACATCACGACCTCGGCCGGCATCCTGACGATCACCGCGGCGGCGGGTTCGACCTGGTCGACGGCGGCCGGTGCTCTGACCCTGACCTCGGCGGCTGCGGCCACCTGGTCGACGGCGGCCGGTGCTCTGTCCCTCACGGGCTTCACCAACTTGAACCTCACCGCGACAGGCGGCGAGGTCAACTTCACCGACAGCTACATGGCGGGCGGCGGTTACACCGCTCCGATGCCGTTGGCGAACAACGCGGGTGAGTATACCGCGTTCGTGGCAAACTTCGGTGACCTCACCTCCTTGATCTCGGCGGTCAACACGGCCTTCTCGACGGGCAGCGGGTTCGTGGCGACGGTGGCTGCGGCCGGAACGACAGCGGGCTACGCGCTCGGTGGCGCGGCCGTGGACGACCAGGTCGCGAATGCGGATGCTACCACCGCTACCTCGTCGGTAGCTAAGTGCTTCGGCTTCGCGGCTGCGAACGCGGCCGGAGGTACTTCAGTGCAGGTGAAGACCAGCGGCCGAATCGCTGTGACTTCTCCGGCGGTGGAGACCTGGGCGCGCGGCGACATGATCTACACGAGCCTCACTCCTGGTAAGCTGAGCAAAGTCGCTCCGCTAGCCGTAGGAAACATGGTCCAGTGTGTGGGCTACGCGGCGGCCACGGACGCTGCACCGGCTACGGCGCACTCGATGTGGGCGCACATCACGATCCCGACTTCGATATAGTCGCGGTCGTCGATTGAGGAACCGAGTTCCCCCGTGCGTCTGGTGGCGCACGGGGGAATGATCGGAGGATTGAATGGCGGACCTTCGAGCCCTTTCTCGTTTCAGTACCAGCTCGGGGTTGAGCATCGACCCTCGTCTGGTTCTGGATACCGACCGTGTCGCGGCCGGCGGCATGGTCCAGTCCACTGCTGCGACCCCTCTGAGCTTCCAGACGACCGGTGCGAACTCGGACATCACCCTCTCTGCGACTCGGCACATCACCTTGAACGCCACGACGGGGTACATCACCCTGGCGGCGGTGGATAACTCTTCGATCACGGTGAGCGCGAACAGCGCGCTCGCGAAGACCTTTTCGATTACGGTTACGAATGTTGGCGGCGGCACCGGAGACATCTCCATCAGCGCTGCGAACGGTACTTTTACGGTCGTGTCTTCGGGCACGGCGACCTTGGATTTCAAGTCAAAAACCTACATCGGCTTGAACGCGACCGGCTCTATCAATATAGGAAACAACGTCACGCCGACGAATCTCAACGTCTACTCCGCGGCGGCGACGATTTCTGCGAACCTCACGAGTGCCTTGCAGCTGGTGTCCAACAATGCGGCTGCACAGACTCTGACGATAACATGTTCCAACGCGGGCGTTGGTGCGGGCAACCTCACCATGAGCTGCAAGACCATGTTGGACATAGACTGCACGGATTGTGCTCTGGATGCTACAGGGGCGTTCAGCTTCGATTCTGCGTTGAATTCGAACGTTACGATAGGGGCCAACTCCGTTGTGGCCCAGACCTTGCTTTTGAGCTGCACGAACTTGGGAGCTGGTACGGGAAACCTCACCGTCAGCTGCGAAGACACACTGTCGATTCTGGCTACGGGTGGCGCGGGCACTACACTCATCATCAACAGCGTCTCTGGATTGAACATAGACTGCGCGCAGTGCGATCTGGATGCCACGGGGGCTCTCAGCATCGACGCAGCCACTACTTCGAACATCACCTTGGGAGCGAACAACGCTGCTGCCCAGACCCTGACGATCAGTTGCACGAATGCGGGTGCCGGCGCAGGAAACCTCACTGTCAGCTGTGAGGATACGCTCACTATCGTCTCTACGGCACCGGGTACTATCGATATGGACTGTCGACAGTTCACTCTCGACACGACCCAGGACATCAGTCTGGACACGGTCGGCAGCTCGAACTTCACGGTTGCGGCGAACGGCGCGGGTGCGGTTACCCTAACGGTGAACTGCACGAACGCTGGTGCTGGTGCAGGCAACTTGACCCTTGCGTGCAAGAGCACGATGGACGTGGACTGCACGACGTACACATTGGATGCCACGGGCGGGATCAGCCTCGATGCTGCCGTAACCTCGAATATCACCGTGGCAGGCAACGCGGTGGGTGCCATTACCTTTACCTTGAGCTGTACGAACGCGACCGGCCCCGGCAACATTGATCTGAGCTGCAAGAGCACGTTGAACATTGACTGCACGGACTGCACACTGGACGCGACCGCGGCCATCAGCTTGACCGCGGCGACGGCTTCGAGCTTCACGGTGTCCGGTGCTGTGGCGGACCTGACCTTCAATGCTCGTGCCGGTACTCCGATCACGCTGAACCAGGCTGGGAGCACTGCTCTGGTGGGGTTCACGGCGACCTCCATCATCGGTGCCTTGAACGAGCTGAAGTTGACCGGTGGGAGTGCTGCGTTCATCTCGACGACGATTCCAGCTGGCGCTTCCACTACGGATTCCTTCGCGTCTGTCCGAGATGGGGTAGCAGAGTGGCTCTACATCATCCGGTTCAATGGCAACATCCGCGGGGGCACCATCAAGGCGTCTTGGGATCAAAGCGTTCCAGATGCGAAACTCTACGAGACTGTCACTACGGACATGGGTGTGACGACGGACATCACGTTTACCGTTTCCCACTCGGGAGCGAACATGAGTCTCAATGCAGCCAATGCCGGGGTGAACGTCTACGACTTCAGGGCAGTGAGGCGTGTGGTATCGTTCTAGCTCTGGAAAGTGAAGGGGCTGAAAAATGGCTAATGAGTTCGTCGTAAAGAACGGTCTCCACATCCCTGCGGGTCTTCTTGCCACCCCGTCGCTCGCGTTTGCCTCTGATACCGATACCGGCATCTACCTTTCCGGAGCGAACACTTTTAACCTCGTTTCTGGGACGGCTTCGCGAATATCCGTGGGGGATGCTGTAGGGGTTACGCCACGACCCAATAACAACTTCACGGTGACCACTGCGGGGTCCGGTCAGATCACGCTGACATCTGCGGACGCATTTAATATCTCGGGTGCTGCCGCCAGCTCCATCTACACGACCAACGCAGACATACTGGTCTACACGGGGACGGGTAGGCTGTATCTCGGTGATGACGCTACGGCGAATACTTGCCGTTTTGGGGCGGGTGCAGGGGTCAAGACTGTTACGGTAGGGAGCACCAACACCACTTCGATCACCACCGTGCAGAGCGGCACCGGAGGTACATCCGTTACGAGCACGGGAGCCTTTACCATCACAGGTGCTGTCGCCAGCTCCATCTACACGACCAACGTCAACCTGACGATCTACTCGGGAACGGGCCGCCTGTACATTGGTGATGATGCCACTGCACAACCTCTCAGGTTTGGTACTGGTGCTGGCGTCAAAAACGTCACTGTCGGAAGTATCGACACCACTTCGATCACCACCGTGCAGAGCGGTACCTCGGGTACGGTGATCACAAGCACCGGCTCCTTCTCCATCTCCAGTTCCGGTGCGGCGATCACCAATTACATCTACACAACCAACACCGACTTGGTCATATATTCCGGTACAGGTAGGATCTATATCAGTGATGACGTCGCGGCTACCATCTTGCGCTTCGGAGCTGGCAATGCTGCCAAAACCGTCACTGTAGGAAGCACGAACACCACCTCTTCGACAACCATTCAGAGTGGTACCGGCGACATCTTGATTTCTAGTCGGGATGCTTTCAACATCGTTGGTTACGGCGACAGCGGTACGCTGAGCAGCATCTACACGGTGAACGTGGGGCTGAGCATCTACTCGGGTACCGGCACCATCAACTTCAGTGCCGATGCTACTTCGAACAGTATCAACATAGCGACCGGCGCGGGCGTAAAGGCACTCACGCTGGGGAGCACGAACACGACTTCGGGTATCACGATCCAGAGCGGCGGGAACGGCATCACGATCACCTCGCCCGGGAACGTCAGCCTCACGTCGAGCACCTACGCAGGAGTTCCGGCCAAGGTCGCCATGACGACCGACGTGGGGGGCTGGATCAAGAACAACGACACGTACTTTGTCCCTTCGGGTGGTACCGGGTTGCAGAACCTGTTGCAGGCGATCATCGCAACCACGGTCGACCCGGGGGTCATCATTCTCGAAGACGGGACTCACACGATAAACTGGACGGCGGCCACTATCGTGAACCAGCCGGTCACCATCATCGGGAACAACGCCACCATCAACTTCACCGACACGGATGCGGACTGCTACCTCTACTTCTCCTCTCGCTGTGTTTTGCAGAACCTCAAGTTCACGGGACCCGCAGCAGGGTGGCTTGCCCCGTGCATGGTCAGGGTGTCCGGAGCTTTCTCTTCAGTGACTTCCTGCCGTTTTGATGGAGCGCCTGTCGGAGCAGGAACTTCCTATCTCCTGTACGTGGATGCCGCCGGCATCGTGGTGGACCAGTGCTCCTTCGTTCCGAATGTCATTGCAGGTGCTGCGGTAGTGGACGACAGCTTGTACTTCTCGGCGAACTCCTACAGAAGCAAGGTGACCAACAGCTACTTCAACTGCGACTACTGCCAAGTAGGGGCCATCATCCTTGTGGCATCGACGACAGATGTCGTCATGGACTCCTGCAACTTCTATTGTGCAAATATCCTGGGTCTCGCGAGGATCACGTTCGAAGCGGGCACGGCCAACTGCATTCTCTCAAAATGCAATTGGAACATTACTGCCGCTTCCACAGGACGGGTTCTCACATTTGCAGCCTCCGATACCGGAGGGACCCACTTAATCACCCACAACAACATATACGAAGCGGCTTCTGCTACTAACACCCGGCCTTCTTGCATCTATGTGGCGCAGCCGCACTGCCGGTTCGATTCCAACACCATCACGACCGCCAACCGGATCCATGGTGGCGCTCCTGACGCCAATAGGGACCGTGCCGCCATCTACATCCTCGCGCACCACTGCTCGGTTATTGGGAACATGTTCGACTTGGGAGGCTCTGCGCAAGAGGGCATCGTAGTTTTGAACACCGGGAACGTCGCGGCGAACGTCGCGATGGAAGGTGTTTTCATCAGCAACAACTACATTTACGGCATCGACGGGGTGACCGCTACCGGAGGATACGGAATTTGGGTAAACTCGACCGCGGGCCAGAGGCCGATTGGTGGGGTCATCGACACCAATAAATTCCAGGCTACCGCCAACAACAGCTGGAACGCAGGTGCCACCGCTGTAGCTGGAAGCGGTCCCATAAGCTGGACCATCGTAGGAAACGGAAGACGACTGACCACAGCGATGACCCAGGGTGATTGGGTGACGGGTGGCATCCCGATGATCGCGAACAACCAGTAAGAGGAGTTGACTCCGGCTGGCATTGTATATATAGTAGCCTCCTGTAAACTCTGCCAGCTAGGAGGAGACGAGGATGTTGAAGAAGAATTCCAAATTGGCTGTAATCTGGAACACACTCCAGGCCATCGCAGCTGCCCCGGTGAATGCGCGCCTGAAGTACGCGGCCAACATGAATAGGTCTCTCATTGAGAGGCCCGTGGCGGTCCTGGAGAAGACCCAGAAGGAGCCGGCCGAGCGCGAGTCCGAGTGGAACGCGGTCAAGGACCAGTTGATCCTGGAGCACTGCCTCAAGGACGATAAGGGTTCCCCCATCGTCTTCGCCGACGGCTACCAG